GTGTGTTGGCAATGTTTTTGTTGTTTGTTGTTTTGTTTTTGTTGTGACCTTGTGGTCTATGATACAATGTTGGCCGTGTTCTAAACGGAGGCTCCAAGGAATTCAAGGACGACCTTAGCGGTGTCCTCTTCGAACACCGAGGAGACGACCTTGTCCACCGACGTGGCGATCGTGCGGGCCGAGTCAATGAGGCCCATGCCCGACTGGAGCACTTGGTTGAAGCCGAAGTCCGATGATGCCTTCGCAACCAATGCGAGGTTCTGGACGTCCGCGGTGGGCAGGCCCGTGTCATGCAGTTGGGAGAGGGCAGGTGCAAGGTACTCAGCGGCCGCCGGGTCGTTTATCGCTGGGGTGGTCATGCCGCGTACGGCGCTGCCAGCAATCTCCCAATTTGCGACATAACTGATCTGATAGTACTGGGACGCGAGGGCCGCGCCGTTGAGAAAGATCAGCATCGCTGCCTGGTCGTTGACTGTGACGTCGGTCGCGTTTGACATGCACTTGAAAGGTATGTCCTCACCCCGCGGCTTGAAACATAGTTCTTGGGACTTGCACGTAGCGTCGTGATCCCCGCCGTTGAGTGCGACGGTTCCGTCGTGCTCCGATTGCGGGCAGTTACAGCGCCCGTTGTCGATCTGTGTTCCCCAAAGTTGGTAAGTGGGGTCCGTAGCGAAGTCCTCCTGTCCAGTGTAGGACGGGTTGATCGCAGAAGACGGTGAGACGGAAACGATGTAACCGCCTCGGAGCTCTGCCTCGGTGGTGTTGTGCACGGTGATGGACATCGACACGAGGCGCCAGCGGAGGATTGACGAGTCTGATGAGACCGGTGTGAGTGGGAAGTCGAAGCCCCAAGGCAGGTGTGCCGTGGCCAGGAGCGACGAATGGCTAAAACCGCCTGCTGGTATGGCACTTGTGGCGATGCCTAGGCCGGCTGAAGCGGACCCAAGGGGTGCGGGTCCTGGCGTCATGTGTGTCGCGCCCGCGATCTGCACGATGTCGCCGACCCAGCCGGTCGGCTGCGCGGAGGTGCCGCCCAGGCTGTTCCCTGCGTAACCTGAGAACAGTGTTACTTGGGTTGTGGTGTTGGTTGCGACTTCGAAGGTGATCTGGCCACCCGTGCGGAAAGGCATGGAGCGGCGCGTGGCACGATTGTTGACGTGGTAGGGCACACGCGCGCCCAAGTCTGCGGACGGGTCCGACAGGGAGTCGGTGTACAGGCGCACGTCCGGCGACAGGAGGCAGCAGGGGTCCTTGGCTACGTCAGAGCTGCGCTGCTCGGCTGGGTTGCGCACTTTTTCTGAGCGGTCGCGGGCTGCGCGCCTGTAAGCGCGGTCCCTGTCCCTGTGGTGTGTCGGTTGAGCCGGGCGAGCGGCAACGGACGATGATCTCGGCGTCCCTCCCGCGGGCGGGTGTTGGCCGCTGAAATGGTCACCACGAGAGGTCTTCTTCTTCATGCCACTCCTCGAGTTGGCAGCACGTGCACGGGCACCCCGGGATCCAGTACTTGTACGGGAGCTCTTCGATGTCTCCGACTGGGAAGACGGGACACGGCTCCGTGTCGAGGATGTCTTCTTGTTGGGCATTGAACCAGAATGGGGTGTTGGGCTTGGTGCGCTTGGTCTGGCGCGGGTAGACGCTGTCCGGGTAGAACGGGCTTGAATCGGGTTGGGTCTTGGCGTTACGGTTCATGAAACGCAGTATAAAATACGCCGGCCATGCTGCAGCACGGCCTAGTGGCGCCCCGATCCCCTATTGTCTTTAATGTCTGTCGGGGTTCAAGACAGTTTATCTTTAACGTCCGTACAACTCAGGACAGTTGACCTCATCAGCAGCTCTCGCTGATCGAGTCGGTCCGGTCTGTGACTTCTGTTGTGTCATCAGAACCGACCGTGGTTGCGTCCTCGAGTGGGTGGAACTTCCACGCGCAGCGGGACGACGCTTTGCACTTTTTGCCGTGCATGGCGCGACGGCAGAGCACTATTTCGTGCTCGAATTTGCACTTTGTTCCGTAACGGCAGTCTTTGCCCTTCTGGAACGCCGAACAATACTTCGGACGCTTTTCATGGATCAGCCCGCACGTGTCCGGGTGCTTGCATGTTTTCCCGACTTGCGTGCTGTCACAGAAGTCGTAATACCCCCGCGTCGTGCCGGGCAGTTTGGCAGGCAGTGACGTGATGGCCACATCGTCTGGGACTGCGACGGCAATCTCGATCTCGTCGGGTTTTGCCTTAGGCGGTTCGAATGCCTTGCCACCGAAACACGGGTGGTCTGTCCACTCTTCTTCTGTGTTGGCTGTGACCAACCACAGGTGAAAAGCGTCATGGTCGAAGTCCGGCATTTGTGCCTGGATGACGGAGTGTGCCCACGGCAGGAATATGCTGGACAGCTCGATGTCGCTAGTCCAACCTTGTTCTTCCTGGGCGAGCTTGGCACCCCACGTCCGCTGCGTTCGGTTGCGTATGATGTCGTCTGTTGACTGGAGCTGTGAAAAAATGCCCGCGTTGTGCTTTGCCCACCAGGACACAAGGGCGAAAGCCCACTCTCCTATGACGGGAGTGTGGCGGTCCGTCGTCAAGATGGAGCATGCTTTGTCCACCAGACGCGTGAACCTAAGAGACTCGGGCACGCGCGTGCTGAGGTGCGCTTTTATGATGGCCCGCTTGGGGTCCATCATGTGCTCGCGAGAACCAAACCACACGTCTGGCGTGTAAAATTTGGCAAGGAAGTTGACTCCCTCACTCGGGCTGTGGTCCCCGTTGCGGCGGATGACATTGTGCTTGGCCTTGTGGCCGCACATCGCCGCCGTCACAGCGTAGCCTTCCGAGTCACCACGGGTCAGGCCGTCGTCACCACCGAAAATGCAGCGGGTGGTGAGATGCAAGAGCGCTCCCTCGATGGTTGATCCTGTACGACGCATGTGGATGAATTCCATCAGGGCGACTTCCGCGGTGTTGGCGAATGACGTCTCCAGGTTGCCGGATCCTCTGGACCAGTGGGTGTTGTACCTAACTGCCGTGTCTGTTCCGCGGTCAGCCATGTTTGCCTCGCGATCAAAACCGCGGCACCATGCCTGCCTCGCGGCTGCTGAATGGCCTGGCCCAAAAGCGGCGTGAATCCACACCAATTCGAAGGTGCGCATGAACATGCCTGTGCGGCCGTCCTGGCGGGACAAGTCT